AGTATAGTGGTGATGCAATGATATCAAGACAATTCAATACAAATAGATTAGGTAAACCCACAACAAAAGGTATTAAAAAAGGAAGTATTCCTGAACCAAAGAAAAAATAAGATTATAAAACACAACTAAATAATTGATATTGATCGATGTTATGTCGCATTTGATAATATCAAAAAAGAATGAAGTGCATCTTCAGATTGAGTCTGATATGCATGTTTATTATGAGTTAGCAGACTATTTCACCTTTGAAGTACCTGGTGCAAAGTTTATGCCAACTTATAAGAATAAGTATTGGGACGGAAAGATAAGGTTATTTAATATTCAGAACAATCAAATATATGTCGGACTTTTAGATAAGGTCGTTCAATTTTGTAAAGACCACGAATACACTTATGAATTTGTTGCAAGCAAGTTCTATGGTTTACCATTTGAAGTAAATGATGGTATATCAGAAGAGGGTGTGAAAGATTACATGAATGCTGTAAGTAAATATAAACCTAGAGATTATCAAATTCAGGGAGTACACGACGCTTTAAAATACAATCGTAGGTTATTGATATCTCCAACTGCTTCAGGAAAGTCACTGATGATATATGGGATTGTGAGATATTACGTTGAAAGAAAACTAAGTATTCTGATAGTAGTCCCGACGACATCTTTAGTAGAACAGATGTATAAAGATTTTGAGGATTATGGTTGGGATGTTGGTTCATTCTGCCACAAGATATATGCTGGTAAAGAAAGAGAAACAGACTCTCAGGTAATTATTACAACTTGGCAATCAATCTATAAACTTCCTCGCAAATACTTTAATCGTTTTGGATGTGTGATTGGAGATGAAGCACATCAATTTAAATCAAAGTCATTAATATCTATAATGTCAAAACTTGATAATGCCAAGTATCGCTTTGGTTTTACAGGAACTCTTGATGGAACACAGACACATAAGTGGGTATTAGAAGGATTATTTGGACCATCATATAAAATTATTAAGACTGATGAATTAATGAAGAAAGGTCACGTTGCTACATTAGATATCAATGTGCTTCTATTGAAACACTCACCAAATAAATTTGAAACTTTTGAAGATGAGATACAGTATATTATTGGACACCAAAAGAGAAATAACTTCATTAAAAATCTTGCCCTTGATCTTAAAGGCAATACTTTAATTCTATTTGCAAGAGTCGAAGGACACGGAGAACCCCTATATAATTTAATACAGGAGAGCAATGTACTTGAACAACGACAAGTCTTCTTCGTACACGGAGGAGTTGCAACAGAAGATCGAGAAGAGGTTCGCTCAATTACAGAAATGGAGAGTAACGCAATCATTATTGCCTCTTACGGCACCTTCTCAACAGGAATTAACATTAAAAACCTTCATAATGTCATCTTTGCTTCCCCATCAAAATCTCGAATACGAAACTTACAATCAATCGGAAGAGTTTTAAGAAAGGGTAATAATAAAACAAAGGCAACTCTATATGATATTGCTGATGATATTAGTTACAAATCAAGAAGAAATTATACACTCAATCACCTCATAGAGAGAATAAAGGTGTATAATGAAGAGAACTTTAACTATGATATAGTTAAAATACCATTGAAAAATTAATGTTTACATACGGACAAGTTACAGTTATTGATGATTTTATAGATAAGGATTATCAAGAAAAAATTAAAATAGAATTACTTGGTGGATTTGATAGAAAGAAAAAACATCATGATAGTGATTTTCCTTGGTTCTATATTGAAGATGTTACAGCAGCAGGTGATGATGATAGTCAACATAGACCTGGTTTAGGTCATGTATATGTTGAATTTGATGATGAATCACCAGGTTATGTAGTAAGTGATTATCATGAATTATTCATACCTTTATTGAAAAAAGTTGGTCTTAAGTGTGGAGTACGTGATGTAAAAGTTTTACAGGGACGTTCTTTTTTACAATTTCCTATACAAAGGGAAAGAGGAGAACCAGATTTACCGCATATTGATATTAATAATAAAATTCATATAGTTGGACTTTATTATGTTGTTGATAGTGATGGAGATACTGTTATATACAACGAGAGGGAAGAATCTAAAACATATACTGTTAAAAAGAGAGTCACTCCAAAACAAGGAAGAATTGTTATATTTGATGGTGGATTGTATCATACAGCGGAACAACCCCTAAATAATACCAGATGCATTGTAAATTATAACATAGAATAATGGGAGACGAATTTCACGCTGTTCTAAAATTAATTACGGGAGAGGAAATCTTCTCACTTGTTTCTGTCGATGAAAATGATGGAGACTCAATCATTATGCTTTCTAATCCAGTAATTATGAAAATGCTTCACGGACCTGTGGGAAATTATGTAAAAGTTAAACCTTGGTTAGAGTTACCAGATCAAGATTTATTTTTAATTAAGTATGATAAAATTATTACAATGTCTGAAGTAACAGATGAACAAATGATTAAATTTTACAATCGATATTTAAATGAAGATGATATTGATATTGAAATAGACGGTAAAGTTTCTTTAAACGATAAAATGGGATTATTAACAACAGTTGATGATGCTCGCCAGAGCCTTGAGAATATATTTAAGAATAATATAGATAAGCCTAACAACCCTTGAACCTCTACAAAGGTTATTGTACATAAAATTCAGTGAGTTGTCAAGTCTGATAAATTATGTTATAATATCATTATATTAAGTCAGGTATATGGCAAAGAAAAAATCGGAGCATTATGTAAATAACCGTGAACTCTTAGAGGCATTAATTGTATATCGTGCAGAGGTAAAAGAGGCAACTGAAAATGATTTACCTAAACCACGCATTACGAATTATTTGGGTTCTTGTTTTTTAAAAATAGCAACACACTTGTCATATAAACCAAACTTTGTAAACTATATGTTTCGTGATGATATGATATCTGATGGTATTGAGAACTGTGTTCAGTATATTCATAACTTTGATCCAGAGAAATCAAGAAACCCGTTTGCCTATTTTACTCAGATAATACATTACGCATTTTTAAGAAGAATACAGAAAGAAAAGAAGCAGTTAGAAATTAAGACAAAGATAATTGAGAAGACTGGATTTGAAGAAGTGATGACAGTTGATGATAGTGCAATGGCAGGTAGTAGTTCTGATTATAATACAATTAAAGATAATATCCAATATAAGTCAAGTAACAGATGATTTTACCAGGTTCTACAGTTAAGGTGATAGATAAAAATTCAATCTATCGAGGATATGTTGGATGTGTCCAGAGAATACAGGGTAAAAAGGCTGCTGTTCTAATGGATCAAGATGGCACACCTTGGGATAAGATGATAACATTTAGAATATCCGATTTGCGTGAGCAAACCGAAGGTTTTCAATACTACCCACAAAAACCACAGAAAAAGAAAAAATGAAGTTAGCAATTATTACAGATCAGCACTTCGGTGCAAGAAAAGGTGCTGATTACATACATGGTTATTTCAAAAAGTTTTACGATAATATCTTTTTTCCATACTTGGAGAAAAATAAGATTGATACTGTCGTGGATATGGGTGATACTTTTGATAATCGACGTAACATTGACCTAGCAACGCTTGAGTGGGCAAAGAAAAATTATTATGACAGATTACAAGCAATGGGTATTACTGTTCATACAATCGTTGGTAATCATACTGCATACTATAAAGATACAAATGAAATCAATACTGTAGACCTCTTATTAAAAGAGTATGATAATGTTGTTGTATATTCAGAACCAACCACTGTAAATCTTGGTGGATTAGATATTTTAATGCTCCCTTGGATTAACGAAGAGAATAAACTACAAACTCTTGAAATGATGGATACTACATCAGCAGATGTAATTATGGGTCATCTTGAGTTGAATGGTTTTGTTGCCACTCGTGGTCATACAATGGAACATGGAATGGATACAAAGATATTTGATAAATTCTATCGTGTTTACTCAGGACACTATCATACTCGTTCTGATAATGGAAAGATATACTATCTTGGAAACCCTTATGAGATGTTCTGGAACGATGTTTTAGATACAAGAGGGTTTCATATCTTTGATACTAAAACAATTGAACACAAACCAATAAACAATCCTTACAGATTATTTTATAATATCTACTACGAAGATACGAATTATAAGTTATTTGATACTAGAGAATTTAAAGATAAGATAGTCAAAGTCGTTGTGAAGAAGAAAACCGACCAAAAGCAATTTGAAAAATTTATAGATAAATTATACAACTCTGGTATTCAAGACTTAAAAATAATTGAAAATTTTGTATTAACCGAAAGTGCGGATTTTGAAGTTGAAGAAACTGAGAATACAATAGGTATATTGAATCGCTATATTGATGAATCTGAGTTTGAAGGAGATAAAACTCTCATTAAAGGAATTCTACAGCAAATATACACCGAAGCTTGCGAGGTAGACTAATGTATCTTCTTACACTTAAAGACAGACGGGACGATGGTGCCTATGCTGTTCTAAACCGTTACGGAGAAAAAGTGCTTTTTATGTTTGAAGAGGAAGACGATGCTGAAAGATATGCTATGATGATGAATGATGATGAAGAGAATGCATCTTTAAATGTTATAGAAATTGAAGATGCACTTGCCATTCGTACGTGTAAGATGTATAATTATAAGTACGCAGTGATCACACCGAACGATATAGTCGTTCCACCACCTAAGAATGATAACGTTTCAAAAGATTAGATGGAAGAATTTTCTGTCAACTGGAGACCAGTTTTCGGAAATAGATTTCCAACAAAATGCAACGAATTTGATAGTCGGAACAAATGGAACAGGGAAATCCACAGTGTTGGATGCCCTGACTTTTAGTTTGTTCAATAAACCTTTTCGTAAAATAAACAAGTCTCAACTTGTAAATGCAACAAATGAGAAAGATACACAAGTTGAAGTAGAGTTTGATATTAATGGTCGTCAATATCTTGTTCGTAGATGTATGAAACCAAATCTCTTTGAGATAGAGGTTGATGGTCAGAAGATGCATAAACAGGCAGATGATCGTGCAACTCAAAAGATATTAGAAGAGAATATACTTAAAGTCAATTACAAATCATTTAAACAGATAGTCATACTTGGTAGTAGTGCATTTGTTCCTTTTATGCAATTATCTGGATCAAATAGACGAGAGGTAATTGAAGATTTATTAGATATTCGTATCTTCTCTGCAATGAATTTAATTATCAAAGATAAAATAAGAAAACAGAAAGATGAGATAAGAGTTTTAGATTTATCACGAGAGAATGTAAAGGATAAATTGGATATGCAAAAGAAGTTCATTGAAGAGTTAGAGAATCGTGGTAAGGCAAATATTCAAGGAAAACATGATAAAATTTCAACTCTTCTTGATGAACAAGATGAGTATGCATCTAATAATTCTAAGTTAGAGAATGAGGTTCAAAACCTGATAGAAAAACAGGAAAAGGTTACAGGAGCAAATAAAAAGTTAAAGACTCTAAACAAATATAAGGGTCAATTAAGTCAAAAAGTAGCAACGATTACTAAGGAACATAAGTTCTTCAGTGAGAATGTAACATGCCCTACATGTACTCAAAATATAGAAGAATCGTTTCGTTTAAATAGAATTAATGATGCTCAAACTAAAGCAAAAGAGTTGCAAACTGGTTATCAGGAACTAGAAAAAGCAATTAAAAACGAAGAAGAGCGAGAGCATCTCTTTACTAAACTATCAAAGGAGATTACTAAACTCAACAATGATATTTCTCAAAACAATACTAGGGTTTCTGGATGTCAGCGACAGGTCAGAGATCTGGAATCAGAAATTCAAAAACTTACCACTCAACTTGCAAATCGAAATACTGAGGATGAAAAATTAAAAGAGTTTAATCAAAGTCTCCAAAACATTTTTAAAGAACTAGCAGATAAGAAAACCGATATCATGTATCATGATTTCGCATATTCTCTATTGAAAGATGATGGAGTTAAGACAAAAATAATTAAAAAGTATCTACCACTTATCAATCAGCAGGTCAATCGTTACTTGCAGATGATGGATTTCTATATCAACTTTAAGTTAGATGAGGAGTTCAGTGAAACGATAGAATCACCGATTCACGAAAATTTTTCATA